CTATTGAATCATATATAGAGGAATATGTAGGTATGAAAAATGAAAACCATGGTAATATGTTCTTCCAGAGAACATTAGAGGATTGGGCTAAATTTGACATATCAAAAAGAACAGCGTACGATGCATCCATAAGTAGCGGACTAGCTATAATGGCTTGTCGTAAACATTTATATCGCCCAAGGGCGGAAAGAATAGTTAAAAAACTTGATTTTTCATTTTCTAAATATACAAATAGCGGATCAAGAAGTGAGATAATAAAATAAATATGGCAAAAATTCAAGCGAAAAATTACGCATTCCCTAGTCAAGCAGTATCTGACTCTGTTAAAAAAACCGAAGAGTATGGTTTATCGGTTGGTAGAGCTATTGAGCAAGAGTGGTTTAATAAGGACAATACCGGGGTTAGTAGGTTTTATAATTCTAGAGAAGAGTGCCATAGACTTAGATTATATGCGCGTGGTGAACAGTCTATAAGAAAATATAAAGATGAATTCGCTACAAATGGAGATTTATCTTATTTAAATTTAGATTGGAAACCAGTACCTATAGTTCCGAAATTTGTAGACATCGTGGTAAATGGTATGCAAGACAGAATGTTTACTATAAAAGCTATAGGTCAAGATCCATTATCAACTGGAAAAAGAACTAAATTTGTTAATGACGTTCAGCAAGATCTTAATACAGCTCAATTACTTGAAGACATAGAGGGTAAATTAGGAGTTTCTGCTAGAAACTTTGCTGTTAATGAACTTCCAGCTAATACAGAAGAGCTTGAGTTATACATGCAGTTAAATTATAAACAAGGCATTGAACTAGCTGAAGAGCAAGCTATTGAAAATATATTTAAATCAAATAATTACGAACAAACAAAAAGAAGGATTGATTATGATATAACAACCATAGGTATTGGCTGTGCTAAACATGGTTTTAATAATACCGATGGGGTTGTTGTGAGTTATGTTGATCCAGCTAATCTTGTATGGTCATATACTGAAGATCCTAATTTTGAAGATTGTTATTATTTTGGTGAAGTAAAAAATATAAAAGTAAACGAACTTAAAAAAGAATTTCCTGACTTAAAAAACGAAGAGATATCTGAATTAGTAAAAAAAGGTTCTAATTGGAATACTTACAACACTTTTAGCCCTCAAGATTATCAAGTAAATGACTCGTTAGCTCAAAATAATACTTTAACTGTATTATATTTTAATTGGAAAACATGGGAACATGATGTTTATAAAATAAAAGAAGTAGCTACTGGCGCTAAAAAAGCAATTGAAAAAGATGATTCCTTTGATCCTCCAGAAGGTTCTGTTAGGTTTGAAAAAGTAAAACAAACTAGAGAAGTTATATATGAAGGTGTTTTAGTACTTGGAACACCACAACTATTAAAATGGCAAAAGGCAACCAACATGGTTAGGCCTAATTCCAATATTAATAAAGTAATGATGAACTACATAGCTAGCGCACCTAGAATGTATAAGGGTAATATCACATCTCTCGTTTCTAAAATGACGCCTTATGCTGATTTAGTTCAATTAACACACTTAAAACTTCAACAAGCAATACAAAGAATGACACCTTCAGGTGTATATTTAGATGCTGATGGTCTAGCTGAAATAGATTTAGGTAATGGAAATAATTACAATCCTCAAGAAGCATTAAACATGTATTTTCAAACAGGTTCTATTATAGGTAGATCTTTAACTGTTGAGGGTGATCAAAATGCAGGAAAAGTTCCAATACAAGAACTTCCAGGTAGCACGGGTGGACAAGTTCAAGTATTAGTTGGTGCTTACAATCAGTACATTCAAATGATGAGAGATGTTACTGGTTTAAATGAAGCTAGGGATGGTTCTGATCCAGATCCAAACTCATTAGTAGGTGTTCAAAAACTAGCAGCAGCAAATAGCAACGTGGCAACTAGACATATACTTTATAGCAGTATGTTTATAACTACATCATTAGCAGAAGCTATATCTCTTAGATTTAAAGATGTTTTAGAATTTCATCCAACAAAAGAATCTTTAATAGATTCAATAGGACAATTTTCAGTGGGTTCTTTAGAAGAAGTGAAAAACTTAAACCTACATGATTTTGGTATATTTTTAGAATTAGAACCTGATGAAGATGAAAAAGCTTTGTTAGAAGCTAATATTCAAATGGCTTTATCTAAAGGTGATATATTCTTGGAAGATGCTATTGATGTAAGAGAAGTTAAAAACATAAAACTGGCTAATCAATTATTAAAATTCAGAAGAGCTGCTAAACAAAAAGCTGATCAAGCTCAAGCTCAAGCTGCTAGTACAGCACAAGCTCAAGCTCAAGGACAGGCTCAAATTGAAGTTGAAGCTGCTAAAGCAGATGCAGAACAAATTAAAACATCTTCAAAAATACAGTACAGACAAGCTGATATTGAGTTCGAAATAAAGAAAATGGAACTTGAAACAAGATCTAAAAAAGAGTTAATGCAGTATGAATTCAACTTAAATGTTCAACTTAAAGAATTGGAATTAAGATCACAAATGGAACTTAATGATAGAAATAATGCTACATCTTTAGAGAAAGAGTCAATGAAAGTTGGAGGTAGAATAAGTGGTGCCCCTAATACTGATAATCCCACTAAAGATTTTGAATCAGCGGGTAATGATACCTTAGGTGGCTTTGATATGGGAAGATTTGAAGCATCTTAAAATTAAATAACTATTATATTTTATAAAATTATGGAAAACAAAATTGAAGAAAAAATCGAGGTAAAAGTTGTAGATAACGGTGAAGACATTATCACAACTCCTCAAGAAAAAGAAGCAGCTGTATTAGATGAAGCTGTTAAATCCGGAGAAGTTGATAAAGAGTATGGACTTCAAAATGATGGAGTTTACAAAGTTAACGTTGATAAAGAACCTATTAAAAAAGAAGAAAATGCCATTCAAAAGCGAGAAACAGCGGAAGTATCTGTGGGCAAACGAACCGGAGATAGCCAAGAAGTGGACGGTGAAGTACGGGTCGAATCCAATAGCCAAGAAACTACCGAAGAAACCACAGAGGTAAACGAAACAATAGAAGATTCTCCTCTAGAATTAATAAAAGAAGAAGAAGAAGAAGAAATACAAAAAAAGGAAATAGAAGAAAAACCTATTCCTTTAACAAAAGAAGAAATAATACAAGATACTAGTATAGATCTACCAGAAGGTATAGATAAACTTGTTAAGTTTATGGAAGATACTGGAGGTACTTTAGAAGATTATACTAAATTAAACAGAGATTTAACAAAAATAGACAATATAGGTTTAGTTAGAGAGTATTATGAATTCACAAAACCACATTTAGATAAAGAAGATATCGATTTTTTAATGGATAAAAACTTTGCCTATGATAAAGAAATGGACGAGTCGTCCGATATTAAAGCTAAACAATTAGCTTTTAAAGAAGAACTATACAGTGCTAAAAATGCTTTAACAAAAATAAAAGAACAATATTATACTGATCTTAAGTTAAGAAAACAAAATGATATTGCTCCAGAACATAAAAAAGCAATTGAGTACTATAGTGAACAAAAGCAATTTGAAGAAAAAGGAAATAAATTCCAAAAAGATTTCAAAAATAAAACTGAACAAGTGTTCTCTGATAATTTCAAAGGTTTTGATTTTAACGTTGGAGAAAACAAGTACAGATTTAAAGTTGAAAACCCAAAAAAAACAAAAGAATTCCAATCAGATATTAATAATTTTTTAAACCAGTTTGAAGGTGATGGAAGTGCAAAAGACGTGGATAAATACCATAAAGCACTTTTTGCTGCACAAAATGCAGACAAAATAGCTAATCATTTTTATGAGCAAGGCCGTGCCGATGCTATAAAAGATTCAGCTAGAAAAGCTAAGAACATAAACATGGATCCTAGGAGCGATGCTTCTTCTGTCATTACAAAATCAGGTGATCAAATTAGAGTAATATCCGGTGAATCTTCAGATAAGTTGCGAATAAAATGGAAATAAATTAACAAAACTTAAAATCAAAACAATATGGCTTTTACAGCAGGAATACCGGCAGCATTGCAGCCGACACAAACTAAAGCGATGTACTCAGGAAATTATATAAATTTCACTGATGCAAACTTTTCGCAATGGACACAACAATTTTTACCAGACGTATACGAGAAAGAAGTAGAAAGATATGGAAACAGATCTATAGGTTCTTTTCTTCGTATGGTATCGGCTGAGATGCCTTCGACTTCAGATCAAATTATCTGGACGGAGCAAGGTAGATTACACACACGTTACGCTAACATAATACCAAGAGGAATTGCCGCTGTTATGCCAGTAGCAGGGGTTGGAGTAGTAATTCCAGCAAACGCGGCTTCAGGTGGAGTACTTAATTTTGATATTCCAGTAGCACAACCAGCTAGTGTTGGTTTAACAGCTTCTCCCGGGAATACAGTTACATGTAACTTTAGAATCGGTCAAACAGTAATGCTTCAAGTACAAAGTGGAGCTGCTACGGCAGTAGGTGGTACAGGAGAGGTTATTAAAGGAGTAGTTACTAACGTCGGTATTGGCGGTGGTGGTACAGCAGCTGGACAATGTTTTCAAGTTCAAGCTTACGCCCCTCACGCTGGTGTTACCGCAGCAGAAACAGTAACTGCAATAGTTTACGGTTCTGAATTTGCTAAAGGTACAGGAAACTTTACTGAAAAACTAGATCCAGGATACGCAACATTCGCCAATGCTCCTATCATTTTAAAAGAAAACTACCAAATCAATGGTTCTGACACAGCTCAGATCGGTTGGATTGAGGTTACTTCTGAAAATGGTGCAGGTGGATACTTATGGTACATCAAATCAGAGCATGAAAATAGACTTCGTTGGGAAGACTATCTTGAAATGTCTATGGTTGAAGGCGTTCAATACGGCGGTACAGCTGCTGTAGCAGGTGCAGCAATTCCATTGGGTACTTTTGGAGGTAGTTTAGCAGCTCAAAATGCTCGTGGTACTGAAGGTTTCTTTGAAGCTCTTGAAGCTAGAGGAAACGTTTATCAAGGATTTGGATCTCAAGCAGCTGCTCAAGTAGGTGGTGGAGCATTAACAGATTTTGATGCGGTTCTTAAGCAATTAGACAAGCAAGGAGCTATTGAAGAAAATATGCTTTTCTTAAATCGTGAACTTTCTTTAGAAATTGATGATATCTTAGCACAGCAAAATGGTGCGTACGCTGGAGCAGCAGCTCACTCTCATGGTACATCTTATGGTGTATTTAATAATAGTGCTGATATGGCTCTTAATTTAGGATTCACAGGATACCGAAGAGGTTCTTATGACTTTTACAAAACTGACTGGAAGTATTTAAATGACTGGTCAACTCGTGGAGGTTTTGGAAACATCGAAGGTGTATTAATTCCTGCTGGAACTTCTACAGTTTACGATCAACAATTAGGCCAAAATATCAAACGTCCATTTTTGCACGTTAGATATAGATCTTCAGAAACTGAAAACCGTAAAAACAAATCTTGGATAACAGGATCTGTTGGAACTGGTTCTCCTACTTCTGATATAGATGAAATGAAAATTAACTACCTAAGTGAAAGATGTCTTATCACTCAAGCAGCTAATAACTTCGTTTTATTCAAAGCTTAGTATTTTTAACTATAGGATACGGGCTCTTCGGAGCCCAGTATTCTTATTTTATATTATTTTATATTATTTTATTATGACAACACAATTAAAAAGTTCTAGTATTACCACTGAAAAAGACTGGGAATACAAAGATAGAGTATATGTTTTAGCTGGAAATCACTCTCCAGTAACTTATACAATTCAAACTAGACACACCCCTAGGAAACCATTATTATGGTTTGATGAAGGGTTAAAGATTAATAGAGAACTAAGATTAGCAACTAATCAAAAATCTTTATTTGCAGATGAGCAAAATGGGTATTCCACTCTGACTCATATTATATTTCAAGACGGTGTACTACATGTACCTAGAACTGAAGTAACTATGCAAAAAATGCTTTCAATATACCACCCTTTGAGAAATAATCTATGGGTAGAAGTTGATGGTAATAAAGATGCTGAAGATGAGATCGACACATTGGAATTTGAATTAACAGCGCTTAACTTAGTTAAAACTTTAGACATAGAACATTTAGAAGCTATAATGCGTACTGAATTAGGTAGCGCGGTTAGCTCTATGTCTTCAAGGGAATTAAAAAGAGATGCATACAGATTTGCTAAATCTCAACCAGCTTTATTTATTGAAATATCTGAAGATGAAGATATTAAACTAAGAAATTTGGCTAATAGAGCAGTAGAGCAAGGTATAATTTTGTTAACAGATGATAACACTGTATTTAAATTTGCTAATGGCAAAAAAATAATGACAGTACCATTTGACCAACATCCATACTCAGCTTTATCTCAATACTTTAAAACAGATGACGGAGTTGATTTGATGAAGTCTCTAACTAAAAAGCTTAATTAAAGCTTACCTGATGCAAGGTGAGAAATCAACCTTGCATCAACTAATTAACGATAAAAATAAATTAATGGTAAATATAAATAATGTATACCAAACTGTACTTGTTATTGCAAACAAAGACAATAGGGGATATATAACGCCTGATGAATTTAACAGACTTGCTGAGCAAGTTCAAAATGAAATTTTTGCAACATATTTTCCAAAATCTGCTGCCTATGAAAGTAAATCTTTTATAGAAAGTGATTTTTCTGATCCTACCTTGTATTTAGCTGAAAAAGTTAATGTTTTCTACAAAGAAGGAGATTTAATAAAAACAAATGAAAAATTTGCACTACCAGCTGATTTATATAGAGTTGGTGTTGTGTCAGTAAATAACGTTGTTGCTGATCAAGCTTCTCACGATGAGATAAAATATATAAATTTATCACCTCTAACAGCCCCGGTGGCAACACAACCTGTTTATACTATGAATGGCACAGATTTAGCTATTTACCCAAGTACAATTACAACAGGTGTTAAACTTGATTATATAAAACAACCATTGAGACCTAAATGGGGTTACATATTAAACCAAACTATTCCTTATTACGATTCAACACTGTTTGATCCACTAGTCGATAGTTATGATACATCGGCTAAATCTTTAAATTTTGAGTTACATCCTTCAGAGGAGAATAACCTAGTTATAAGAGTATTAAACTATGCTGGCATTGTTATAAAACAACAAGATGTAGCAGGATTTGCTCAAGGTAAAGAACAACAAAACTCAGCACAAGAACAATAATGGCAATATCAAGAAGACCTTTAGACGTAGATAACTATTCCGCTTTAGACGGAGGAACAGGTTTAGCTATCCCTGGATATTACAGGAGAACGAATCTCAATGATATAATAAATAATTTCATTGTAGCATATGTTGGTGATGGAAAAGTTTTAACAAAGATTCCTCGGTATGAAGTTGCTTTTTGGGCTCAAAGAGCTGTGCAAGAATTTAG